CCAATGACAGCGGACGGAGCCCCAACAGCGGCGCGGCCAGCAGCAGCAGCACGGGCGACGCAAGCGGAAATACGGGCTCAAGGGCCCCAGGCACAAGCGCAGCCACCGGGAACACCGGAAGCGCATCCCCCGGAACGGACAGCCAGGCGCTGACCACGGGCGGAGCAAAGCTGGGTGCCAACTGGCGCCCGGACACAGGAAACGCCAGCCCCGCCACCGACAGCCAGGGCAAGCACAAGCATACTTTCAACTACTACCACCGTCATGAATTTGCGCACTATCACAAACTGGTCAGCATCACCATCCCGCCGCTGACCGTGAACGTGCCGGACCACGGGCACAACGTGCGGATCCCCGGACACAGCCACAGCGTGAGCATCCCCAGCCACACGCACAGCGTGACTATCCCGGACCACACCCACGACATTGTGTATGGCATCTTTGAGGGCACTACGGCCCACAGCGTGACCATCCTGGTGGACGGCAACGCTGTGCCCGCCAGCGAAATCAGCAAGCGGGAAATCGACGTTTCCCCATGGCTGGCCAAGGATGAAAACGGGAAAATCACCCGGAACAGCTGGCATGAAATCCAGATTGTGCCCGACCAGCTGACACGAATAGAGGCCAACCTGTTCGCCCAGGTATTCATCCAAAGCGTGGGCGGCGGGGATTATTAAGCAAAGGAGGCAGCACACACATGGAAGAACTGGAAAACAGGGACGACCTGGACACCGAACAGGAAGCCCCGCAGGACGTCCAGGAAGCGCCTGTGACGGCGGAAGACGCCGCAGGCGAGGAAACGGACGCCCAGGAGCCGGAAGCGCCCCAGGAGGCCGCAGAGGGCCAGGAAACGGGCACACAGGGCGAAAGCACGGACATGCCCCCGGAAGACACGGTCCTGCAGGAGCCCGCCGAGGAAACCGGGGAAACACCCCAGGAGGCCGCAGAGGACCCGGCAGACGAAGCACCCCAGGAGGAAGCCCCGCAGGACGCCCAGGAAGCGCCTGTGACGGCGGAAGACGCCGTAGGCGAGGAAACGGACGCCCGGGAGCCGGAAACGCCCCAGGAGGCCGCAGAGGGCCCGGAAACGAGCGCCCAGGAAGAAGCGGGAGAAGACCAGCCGACCGAACAGGCCGAAACGGGCGAAGGGCCCAGCCTGGGCAGCGGGAAGCTGGGCCTGGGCAGCACGTTGACACCCGCCGTTGTAACACCCACCCCCACCCTTTTGGGGGCTAACAGCGGCACAACGGAAGCAGAGCAGGAAAGCGACGAAGAATACGAAACCCTGCTGGTGAACGAACTGGACGTGGTGAAGCTGGGCCGGCAGGGCGAACACCTGACCCAGCAGGTGCTGATTGACTGCACGGAATGGCTTTCCAAGCTGCCCGGCTGCACGCTGCTGATTGCAGCCATCCGCCCCACCGAAAACACCGTCTACCTGCCCACGGTAAGCGTGGCGGACGGCGTGATCACCTGGGACATCCAGGACCAGGACACCGCCAAAGGCGGCTGGGGGCGCGGCGAAGTGCGGGCTATGAAGGACGGAAAGATCAAGAAAAGCGCCGTTTTCCGCACCCGCGTGGAGCCCAGCCTGGAGGGCAGCGGCAGCGCACCGGCCACCCCGCCCGACTGGGTGCAGGAAATCCTGGACAGCGTGGCAGCCGCGCAGGAAGCTGCGGAGCAGGCGGCAGCCAGTGCCATCCAGGCAGCTGAAAACACGCGCGGCCTGGCCGGGTGGACGCTGACCAAGGAAGACGACGACACCGTAACCATTGACTACAACGAAGAAAGCGAGGGCTAAAAAATGGGACTGAACATTGCAAGCGAAGCGACCCAGAACCGGATTGCCAACGCCCTGGAAATGATGGTAGCCCATCAGATCGAACAGGACGGCGGCGACTTTAACCCCACGGAGGCACAGAGCGTGGTGCGCCACGGCATGGGCGCGGCCACCTACCCCGTGGGCACGCAATTCCCGCTGACCCACAGCGTATACGGCAGCCACAAGCACAACGTGATCGGCCATGACCACGACCAGGACGCGCACGGCCATTTTGAGCACACCATGACCATCCAGATGGATGACCAGATCGCGGACGGCACGCCCTTTGACATGCCGGAGGCGCTGGTGTATGCCGTTCAGGCCATCAGCGCGGGCAGCAGCTTCCACTTTTCCGCGCCGGAACTGAACAGCGTGCCCGCCGGAAATTATCAGTTTACCCTGGGCACGGCGGTGCCCGCTGGCGGCCAGATCATGCTGGTAAAGAGCGGCACGGCCTGGAAAGTGACCACCTACGAAAGCGCCACCAGCACCACCCCGCTGGAAACCGTCAACTGTGTGGCAGGCAGCACCGGCACCGACCTGGGCAACATCACCGACGTTACCAACCCCCTGATGCACGCGGGCATTAAGGCCAGCGAAATCACGGAGGGCACGGCGCTGGTCATCAATCACGGCAGCTGCACCCAGTACGGCTACAACCGGTGGAGTCAGAGCGCGGTCCGCCAGTGGCTGAACAGCGCAGCCGCCGCCAATGAGTGGTGGACGCCGCAGAACATCTTTGACAGGCCCCCGTCCTACGCCAGCCGCCCCGGTTACCTGGCGGGCTTTGACATTGCCTTTGTGTCCGCGCTGGGCGAAATCACCCATAGCACGGTGCTGAACACCGTGACGGATGGCGGCACCAGCGAAACGGTGACGGACAAGGTTTTCCTGCTGTCCCGCGCAGAGGTGGGCCTGGGCAATGAACACGCCGGGCAGGACGACGGCAGCGTGTACGAATTTTGGGACGGTGCCACCAACACGGACCGCATCAAGCTGCGCGGCACTTCCGCCGCCAACTGGTGGCTGCGCACCCCGAACAGCGGCAACGCCAGCAGCGTGCGCGTCGTGTACACCAGCGGCGCTCTCACCACCAGCGGCGCGAGCAGCGCCTACGGCGTGGCCCCGGCTTGCGTCATCATGTAATCAATCAATCCGCACCGATAGGTGCGGAAGGGAGGAAACCACCACCATGGCCGTGATTAAATCCAAACGGCAGGAAAACCCGCTGCAGGTGCTGGGCCTGGCGCTGGGCCTGGCCGTGCACACCCTGACGGTGTGCAAGAATGAAAGATTTTTCCCCAAGCGTGACCGGTGGATGCTGACCGCCGAAATTGTGCGCACCGCCCTGGGCATCTACATCCGGATCCGGAGAGCCAACCTGGTGCGCGTGGAGGAAATGGAAGACTATAACCGGCGCATGGCGCTGCAAGGCGAAGCCCTGGAACTGATCGACACCATGATGGGCCTGATCGACATAGCCGGGACCTTTTGCCACCTGCCCGGAAATAAACAGGAATACTGGACCGGACTGGCGCAGAACCTGGAAGCCAAGACACGGGCCTGGCACCGGAGCGACAAGGTTAGACTGCGGCCCGGCAGCATCCAGGTGGACGCAGGCGGCCTGATGGTGGACACGGAAACCCTGGAACACACCCTCAAGCAGATCGGCGCGGACCTGGCGCAGCAATGCGCCGCCGCGTTTGCATCCTACGGGCCGGGCGCTGTATAAGATTCCGCCGCCAACTGGTGGCTGCGCACCCCGAACAGCGGCAACGCCAACAACGTGCGCAACGTGAACACCAGCGGCGCTCTCAACAACAACAACGCGAACAACGCCAACGGCGTGGCCCCGGATTGTGTGTAGCGGCGCAGCAGATGAAGGGCCAGGCGGCCCGGATGCAGCGCCGTTTTAGGAGCATGGAGTAAGCGTCAGCCGAAACGAAGAACGAACACACACAAGGAGCGCCCGACCCGCCCGGCTATGCCGGGGAACAAAAGACCGCAAAACCGTTTGACGGCAGCGCCCTGGACCCTGATGCCAATGGCTGGTCTGCCTATACGCTACGGTGCGGCTACAATTTCATAATCATGGGCTATAAATACCGAAAGGCCATCCAATACGGCCAGCTGCGCAAGGCCCTGGGTAAGTGCTGCCGGAACGTGCGATGGAAACCCAGCGTGACCGGTTATGAACACAACGCGCAGAAAAACACCTACACCCTGGCGGAAAAGCTGAAAAATGGCCGGTATAAGATCGACCAATACCAACGCTTTCTGGTCTGGGAGCCAAAGAAAAGGGAAATCGTGGCCACCAGGCTGAAAGACCGGCAATTTCAGCGCAGCCTGTGCGACAACGTGTTATATGACGCCATCACACGGCATTTTATCGCAGACAACTGCGCCTGCCTGCGCGGGCGCGGCGTGGACTATGCCCTGAACCGGATGACCTGCCACCTGGAAAGATTCTACCGGGAGCAGCGGGCAGCAGCCGGGAGCCCTGCGCCACCCTTCCAGGCAGACGGCTGGGTGCTGCAATGCGACATTCACCACTTCTTTGACAGCATCCCGCACGACGTGGCCAAAGCAGCCATTGCCAAACGAGTGAAGGACCGGGAAGCCGCCCGGCGCGTCTATGAAATCATTGACAGCTTTGGCGGCGACAAGGGCATCGGCCTGGGCAGCGAGGTCAGCCAGCTGGTGGCCCTGGCCGTGCTGGATGACCTGGACCACCTGATAAAAGAAAGGCTGCGCATCCGGCATTACATCCGGTATATGGATGACTTCATCCTGATACACCAGGACCGGGAAACCCTGCGGCAAGCCCTGGCTATTATCCGGGAACACCTGGACAGGCTGGGTCTTGTCCTGAATGACAAGACCACCATGCACCCGTTGCGCCAGGGCGTGCATTTCCTGCACTGGCGCTTTATCCTGACCGATACGGGCAAAGTGGTGCGGAAGATCGACAAGCGGAAGATCCGCCGAGAGCGCAGGAAGCTGCGCAAGCTGAAAGGACTGGTGGACAGCGGACGGCTGACCATGGACCAGGTGCGGGACAATTTCCGCAGCTTCAAGGCCAACGTGCTGCGCGGGCATACCCGCAGCATCCTGATGCAGATGGACCAATACTATCAATCATTATTTGAGGAGGAACCGCCACATGGAAAACAAAAATATGGACGCCCTGACACAGGCCCGCGTGCTGCACGCTGCCGAAGTGGAGCACGCCAACGCGGTGGAGAACCTGGAAGCAGCCCTGCAGGAAGCCCTGGCAGCGGATGACATGGAAAGGGCCGCGCAGCTGGCCAGAGCCAAGCGTGACCGGCTGCTGCTGGACGTTGACGCCCACGGCAGCATCTACCGCATGGAACTGGAAGAACCCACCGGCACCAGCTTCAGCGCCTGGCTTCCCACCCTGAAAAAGCTGACCGGCACCTTCAGCGACGCCTGGGCGGAATACCGGCGCAAGCTGCTGGACGTGCCGCAGCAGGAGGGCTTCCCCGCCCAGATCGACTGGCCGGAAAAGCCCCAGGAGGAACGCAAGGAACCGCAGGAAGTGGCCGCCGTTGAGTAACCTTGAAATCATTGACAGGCTGTGCCGGATGCTGGACGACGCCCAGCAGATCATCCGGGAGCAAGCGCAGCTGCTGGCCATGCACGGCATTGAAACCAGCGGCGGCGACCTGGAAGAAAAACGCACACAGCTGCTAAAGGACATCGAGGGCAGCATCTAACTGCATAAACGTGACAACATACAGCCCCGGCTATGCGCCGGGGCTTTGCCTGTAAAAGGACGGTGAGAGCATGAACGAAAAAGCCAGCAAGGTGGTGGAAGCAGCCCGCAGCCAGCTGGGCGGTCCGTATGTATTCGGCGCATGGGGCAGCGAGTGCACCCCATCCATGCGCAGGAAATACGCCGGATATAATCCGCAATATGAGCCGAACATCCGCAAGGCGTGCCCCGTATTGAGCGGCAAACAGAGCAGCTGCGAGGGCTGCAAGTGGAAGGGTGCCCTGGCATTTGACTGCCGTGGCTTTACCCACTGGGCCCTGCTGCAAGTGGGCATCAAGATCGACGGCGGCGGCGCGACCACACAGTACAACACCAAGGCCAACTGGACGCAGCGCGGCACCATCGACGCCATGCCCGACCTGGTGTGCTGCGTATTCAAGCAAAGGGACGGCAAGATGCAGCATACCGGCCTGCACATCGGCGGCGGCAAAATCATCCATTGCAGCACCACCGTGAAGGAGGGAAAAACCACGGATAAGGGCTGGACACACTACGCGGTGCCTGCCGGGCTGTACGACGGCCAGGAAACCACCACGGCAGAGCCCGTGAAGGTGATGGCCACGCTGCGCAAGGGCAGCCAGGGCAGCGCCGTCAGCGCCCTGCAAACCATGCTGAACCGGCTGGGCTTTGACAGCGGGAAGGTGGACGGCATCTATGGCACCAAGACCATGGCAGCCGTGCGCAGCTTCCAGGAAGCCAACGGCCTGACCGTGGACGGCATTGCAGGGGAACAAACCCTGACCACCCTGGCCATCCGGGCAGCGACGCTGGACAGCGTGCCAGCCACGCCCGTGACCTATACCCTGACCATCAGCGGACTGGACGCCGACACGGCAGCCAGGCTGATGGCAGAATTTCCGCAGGCTGTGAAAGTATAAGCCTGCGCGTACATTGGAGGCACTATGTTAAACGAGAACGGCTGGCAGGTATTCCAGGGCGACGCCCTGCTGCGCCTGCGGGAGCTGAAAGGCGCGGGCTTTAGCGCCATCATCAGCGACCCACCATACGCCAGCGGCGGCATGAGCATGAGCGAAAAGAGCCGCAGCACCCGCGAAAAGTACACCAGCTTTGGAGAACAGGGCAACCCATACCCAGACTTTAGCGGGGACGCCCTGGCGCAGAGAGCGTGGACCAGCTATCTGCACGAACTGATGGTAGCCGCCCGCGCCTGCTGCAAGCCTGGGGCTGTGTGCGCCCTGTTCGTGGACTGGCGGCAGCTGCCCGCTTTAACAGACGCCATCCAATGGGCTGGCTGGGTATGGCGCGGCATTGCCGTCTGGGACAAGATGAACAGCCGCCCGCAGCTGGGACGCTTCCGGCAGCAGTGCGAATACATCGTATGGGGCAGCAATGGGCCGTTACCTATTGAGCGCGGCATCGGCGTGCTGCCTGGCTTGTTTGCTTTTCCCAACGTGCCGCCGCAGGAAAGATGGCACCAGACGCAAAAGCCCCTGGACCTGATGAAGCAGGTGGTGCGCATCTGTGAGCCCGGCGGCGTGGTGTGTGACCCCTTCGCAGGAAGCGGCAGCACAATGCAGGCCGCCCTGGAAGAAGGGCGCAAGGCCGTGGGGATTGAACTGGAAGAACACAACGTGGCCATAATACGCAAGCGCCTGGCAGGCGTGCAGCAGCGGGTGGACATTGAGGAAACCAGCCAGCAGCTGACTATATTTTGATGGTACGCGCAGCACAAAGCGCAGGCCATAGATAGGAGGGAAAGGCATGGAAATCAAGGATTACATGAGCCTGGCGGCTGTGGTTTTATCCCTGGTGGCGCTGCTGCTGAACAGCAGGAAAGACACCCGCACGGACGCCGCTGGCGCGGCCAAGATGGAGGCCAAGCTGGACAGCATCGGCAACGGCGTGGAAGACATCCGCGTGGAAATGCGGGCCATGCGCGAGAAGGTGAACGACCATGGCGAACGCCTGGCCAAAGTGGAAGCCAGGGCGGCCAGCAACACCCACCGCCTGGACGCTCTGGACGGGCGGAAGCAGCACCCGCCTGATAATAATAGCTGACTGACCAACTGAAAGGATGGGAAACCATGAAAGGCAATTTCAAAGTGTGGCTCAAGGCTGCGGGCATCCGTGCCCTGAAAACCCTGGCCCAGAGCGCCGTGGCCGCCATTGGCACCACCGCAACCCTGGGCGGCGTGGACTGGAAGCTGGTGGCATCCACCGCAGCGCTGGCCGCTGTGCTGTCCCTGCTGACCAGCGTGGCGGGACTGCCGGAGGTGGACAACGCTGCCAATGCCGTCCACGACTACGACTGACCCCGCCACCTGATCGTTCGGCATTGGCGGCGTGCAAGCCAAACACCTGGCGCGGATCACGCGTAAGCGGGATCCGCTGACTATTCAAAACACCGAACTATAACAGCCAAGATGCTGGGCACCGTTCACCTTTGCGGGGAAACGGTGCCCGTTTTTTGCTTTGAGAGCCGTTTTTATTCCAGCAGACGGGGAAATGTATGGCCAGCAAAACGAAACAGGCGCACAGAGGCGCAGGCTGGCCAGCATTGGCGGCGGAGGCGGAGCCGACGCCGGACTATTTTTATTGGCGTCTTTTTCATTTTTCGCAAGAAAAGCGCGGGTTTTAAGGGGAGCGGGTCACGCGGACATGGGGAAGCGCCGCGATTTTTTAAGAAATTGCAAGTGAAACGCTGCGATTGTTTGAAATACGCCGGACCTTTGCCCCCTCTTTACCCCATCCCCCCCCCTGGTCAAAAAATTTCAAGGCGGGAGATCGGACAC